AACAATAATTAAGTTTTGATTAGACCTATCAAACACATCAACAACATTCTGTTTCATTGTGTCTAACTCTTTATTCAGTCTATTTGCTTTTAGCTTTAGTTGAGCATATGCAAGAATAACTTTTTTTTCTTCTTGCTTAACTCTTTTTATTGCTTTTGTCATTTGACCTCTTTGTTAAGTTTACAATCTTATGATTGCAATGTTGTCTTATCAAATCCCATAATTATTGCAATAGCTAATTTAACTTTTTTTTATCTTTTTTATTAATCATATTAGTAATTGTTTCTGGTGTAATTCTTACCCCCTTTGGCTCAACCTCTAGTTGTGCGTCTATTTCACCAAACAATTTTTCTATCATCTTGGTGAACTCCTGCTGGTGTGCCTCCCCAGCTTTTAACTTTGTAATAGTTTTTTTCTTTCCTGAACGAGAACGAGGCGAGGCGACATCTGTCGCCTCACTTTTAATTTTAAACTTCATTACCAACTACACCAATATTCAACGACTTTCTTGTCGTTGATTGCCTGCTCACAGAACTTTAAAAATTTAATGTCCTGCTCTTTGTACTCCTTGACGCTTTCCTCTTGAAACTGCTGTCCCCAGAAAAAACCATCTTCAGCGACATAGTCCTTATATCCCTCTTGTATTTGTTCGGCTAACTCTTTAGCGACTTCTTCGGTTATATAAACGGGTGCGTCTTGGTCAGCGTTAAAACCTAGATGAGCAAGATGTCCCTCGTGCTTATGGTGTTTGTTTTGCTTGTCCCACATAGCCGACATGAACTGCTGAAGTCTTGCATGCTTTCGCCATACAAAAACTTGTTCATGCTCTGCCTTACTTTCCTCTTCGTTGTCAGAGTAATACTTTTCCCAGTCTACCTTATGACCTCGAAGATGTGCGTGTTGGTCTAGTCCCATATCTTTTCCTTTTGTTAATTGTTAGTATGAAAGTTTTTCTTTAGGTGCTATCTAAAACTTCCAAAAAAGATAGTCGCATCATTCTCTTATCAAATCCCATCTATCAATACAACAATTATCTTTTAGAATGATTCTAAACTATGAATCAAACGCATTTGCATTTACATCTGCTGCTCAGACTGAAGGTTCACCAGCAGCTCCTGGAAGCACCTGCAGCTCAGGCTTGAACGAGACGAGAGTTACCCGAGGGCACCAACGAGGGCGAGGACGACAGCTGCTGCTAAAGCCAACGCAAATGTTGGCCATATAAACAGCACTAAAAGATACATTATCAACCAGCTCAGGAGTCACCGTCCTCTTCTTTCACCACACTTTCTTCCCAGGTATTACCTGCAGCGATGCACGGTGTGCCGGGCCCGCCAGTCAAGGCATAGATCTTACCGGGGCGAGGACCAGGATCCTTCGGTACGGCATCTTCCTTTCTCCAGCCATCCGGTGGCGCATGTTCTTTGTTTAGTTTATTAATTAGTTTCTTGAGCTTCATCGTCCTCCTTTTCTTGTATGCTGTAATACGGGCCACCATACATATGGTCCTTAATGAACTTATCGACAACCAGTTCAGCTGCGTGCTGATCCGGGGCTTCTATTCCTTTTTCAAATTTCTTTTCAATGTGTTCGCCTTCTTCACGAGGTGAATCCATGTCAACGTTTACCATATACTTTGGCATTTGCTCTCCTTTGTTAGTTTATGTAGTTACATAAGACCTGATGGGATATATGTCAAGAACTTTTTTCACGAGTTGGTAACCACCTGTGCCGTGAAGGGAGCTCCCCAGCACCAGCTTCTGCAGCCAGTGCTATCCTAGTAAAACGAGGACGAGGCTTCGGTGTCCTTTGAAACGAGAACGAGATCCAGCTGCAGGGGATGCCGTTTCTTGCCCCCGCTAACTAACAAAGAGGGAAAGAAAAACGAGGGCGAGAAACGACACGAGCTTCACCTGGTGCCTGAGCCAGTAGCTCAGGCTGCAGTACGGTCCGTTGGCCTTTTGAAACGAGAACGAGGAACGAGGTCTTGAAACGAGAACGAGCTTCACGCTGCCTCCCGGAGAAGGTTCACCAGCTCCTGCTGCACCGTTGGCCATTGTAAAGGGAACGAGAACGAGCGACACGGCACCAGTGAACGAGGATCCGTAAACACGGACACTGGTCTGTAGAGTTTAAGAGACCTCTTCGAGAGGGTCTCTTTCAAGATAAAAACATTACCACCTGCCTTAATATATTTATTAATCCATACTATTTGCCATTTATTAAGCTTAGGATAACTGAGTTGATCTGATTTTAATTCAATCCAAAATATTCCGCTTTTGTGAACACCATGAACATCAGGAACACCATTGATTGTGCTAGTTTCTATGCGGGTTAAATAGCATTCAGTCAGGCCTTTTTTAGTTCTATGCCATAGTAATTTTTCTTGGTTTATATTTCTTTTCATCAAGTCAGTTTTTTTATATCTTTGATTACAGAGTTAGGGATAACAGTGGTATTTCCAATTGACTCAATACTCTTACCATCATCACCAAATGAGTAATCACCAAATACCCTAGTAACACCTTTTGTTTGACTAAGCAAATGTCCTTTAGTTATACAGGTTGCTAACTTTGCCTTCTTGAGCTGGTCAAATGTACTCCATGAGCTGTCGGACACGATATCATACCACTCTACCGAGACCATAGGATATTTTTCAATCTCGCTTTTTATTTTTTTTGGTATGCTTATCTTTTTCTTCATCAATCTTAATATTAATTACACCGACTGAAGTAAACATTGCTGAATTATGCACTTGATTAAAAACTTTCACCCACTCAGACCAATTAGCTTTCTTCAATTTGTTCAACGTGCTCTGGCTCAACTTCAATCGTTTTGGCATTGTAGCCATCGATTTTTTTGTTAAGCTCTTTGAGTTTGTTTTCAAGTTCCTCACGTGACATACCCTCCAGACCTGTTACTCTAACTTCTTTTCGATCAACAAACGCTCCAGCTAATTGTCCAGATCTATATTCAGCATTAATCGCAGCTGCGTATTGATCTTTTTTTTCAGCTTTATCAGCTAGTCTATCTAATCTTTTAAATCGTCTAAGGTTATCACCTTGATACATTTTTAATTCTTTTTGAAATCTTTTATCAAAATAATTTGCAACATGTGGGTTCACTTTACGTGATAATAATCTTGATGCAATTGAACCATAATCATTTTCATTTTTACAAATATATCCCGCACGCTTAAGTGCTTCAGCTTGTGTAATCGA